CGAATGAATGAGTCACCCTTTGGGTAATCGAATGAATGAGTCACCCTTTGGGTAATCGAATGAATGAGTCACCCTTTGGGTAATCGAATGAATGAGTCACCCTTTGGGTAATCGAATGAATGAAGATGACTAAAAATATAATTGTATCTAAACAGGCACAATCTGGAAATTGAATATTCATTTCAATATGAAAAATATTGAAATGAAATATGATTCTATATTATATTATAATGAATATACAATTTAGAAATAATTTTAATCGTAACATGCCAGAATCGACGAGTCAAAATATACAAAACAAAACAGCCTTTTTTATGGCTAATTTTGCTAATAAACGTCCGCCACCCAACGTATTATCGAGGGACATAACTCCGCCAACGCCAGTCCAAGTCGCTCCAAAACCCAAGACTATGATATGGGGTGAACCTACGTGGTTTCTATTACATACTCTAGCAGAAAAGGTATTGGATGATCGATTTTCAGAAGTACGTATAGGTTTACTAAATACCATATATTTAATATGCACTAATTTACCATGTCCAGATTGCGCATCTCATGCAAAAATGTATCTAGATAGTGTTCATTTTTTGAATATCCAGACCAAGGATCAATTGAAAATGTGTTTGTTTAATTTTCATAATAGTGTAAATGCTAGAAAAGGGTATACCATATTTACTGTGGATGAATTAAATGATAAATATTCGGTATCGATCACGGTGGAGATTATTTATAATTTTTTTAAATTTTTTTCGCCAAGAAATAGAAGTATTCGTATGATATCAAACGATCTCTTCCGCAATCGTATGATTAATAACATTAAGACATGGATAAATGCAAATATACAAAATTTCAACCTTTAACCAAGAAAATAATATTGGTCTGACAAATACTGTCTTTTCGGATTGGTCGTGTACGCGCGACTCAACATCGCGAGACGAATTTGACCAAGAGCGTCCATATCTATTTTTTTACAGATGTAGGTATTCTACATCGAAATAATTGTTTTGTTGGACGGGAACAGGTATCACCTAAACTTGCACTTGAAATATACATCAAATCTGGATTATTCGACTTTGCGATTATTGCTGCCCATATTAATCCACCGAGTGCGCCGCCCATAAATCCCCAAAAAATCCATGAAATGTCAAAACAACTATATGACAAAATCCAAAGAGTATCCAAAATTAACAATACGGGGAATAAAATAAGAGTGGGTATATTTTCCTGCATTGCAGTGGACAAGTTATTGCTAGTATATGCCCCTGTAGACGCATCTAGCGGAGATATATTCGCACCGGGAGTTTGTGCCATATTTATAATTAACGCAATCAAATATAAAAAGGTATAGCTAAAAACCACAGTACTAAGTGGTATTTTTCTCTGATCCTTGGTTATTGTGATAAGACTGCATTGACTACTTCTATCAACATTATTACCATTTTTAATATAATTTTCGGTTAATAATATAAAAAAGGTGGTAAAAATTAATCCCGCTAAATATACGATCCCTTTTAAATCCCAATTTAAAAAAGATTGTAATGTAAAAAAAGAAACTAATATGAAAGGTGCCAATCTGAATGCTAAATATGCTACGTTTAAAATATTTGCATTGAACATAAATTTACTGATCTTATCTTCTTGTTCTGAAATTCCCCGCGTTTCGGTCGCAGGCAGAGAGGATGATAGGGCACTCATGACGGTATATATATCATATCTATATAATCTCCGTATCAAGTAACCTATTCGACAAATACATGTTTAAATACATCTTTAATTTGTGTTACCATTATACAATTTATATTTGTTAGATCCACCGAAGAACCATATTTTACCGTAAATTTTTCGTAATTGGATGAATTTGCACTCGGAAAAATAAAGGTATCTACTCCTGCACGGATACCGCCTAATATTTTTGAATCTAACCCACCTATTGCAGTGACGTTGCCTATTAGATCAATCTCGCCAGTAATTGCAATATTGGGTTTAATCCCAACACCGTTAAATAAACTGTATAGAGCACATGTTATAGCGGCACCGGCCGAAGGACCATCTTTAGATACCCCGCCATCCGGACAATGTATATGAATACCACCATGGTGTGTTTTTTCAAATATGGATAATAATTCCGCCTTTTTACTATCCGGAGTTAGCGACCATGCAATATTCTTGGCAACATTCATACTTTCTTTCATGACATCACCTTGCAACCCGGTCAAATTCAATTCCAAAAATACATTGGCAGGGCAGAAAACGGCCTCGATGGGTGTAATTCCGCCCTTGCCTAGAGAATTTGCCCATAATCCATTTATGTGTCCAACCCCAGGCGATTCATGTATTCTTTTTTCCTCAATCTTAGTATAATTTTTCAGATATTTGGTCTCCAATAGTTCATTTGTAATATGGATCGGACATATTACTGGATGGTCATTGCAATATCTTAGCAATTCTATATTTATTTCTCCATAAATATCAAATAAAATCTCCTTTAATTTTCGAATACCCGGTTCCATTGTATAGCAATCTATTATGTGTTTTAAAATGTCGTCTTCTATTATTACTGAATCGACTAGGATGCCCATCCGATCGCATATTTCGGGTATAATATGTCTTCGCAATACCACCAATTTGTCTATGGTTGTTAAATTATCGAATTTTATACGATGGATTCGATCTAATAATACGCGATCTATCTTATCTGGTTCATTATATGAAAATATAAATAACACTTTGGACAAATCTATATTAATTCCGCTAAAATATTTATCTTGGAAAACGTCGTTTTGTGTAGAATCAATTAAATGCATCAATATGCCAATAATCTCTTTTCCGCTTTCAGTATTACTCACTTTGTCCAGTTCATCAATGTAAATAATGGGATTCATACATTGTGTTTCCATCAATATATCGACGATACGTCCCCATAGTGCATTTACATAGGTATAATTATGTCCTTCTAATGTAGAACCGTTACACGACCCACCGAGTGCAATAAACGCGAATGGTCGGGGGGTTCCGTCTTCGTCGACAAGACATTTTGAAATACCCATTTTGGCTAAAGACGTCTTTCCTATTCCCGGAGATCCTTCGAATCCGAAACAGTATCCTGACGGTTTGCCATTTATCCATTGACACATTATTTTGAGTATTTGATTTTTCGCATTGTCGTGACCATAAATTGAACAATTTAATGTATCGGTAATACTTTTCATATCTTTGTCGACATAGTTAATGGATTCTATCACATGATTATGTTCATTGCATACTTGTAGTAATTGATCATTCGTGTTTTTTGCCATTTTTTCGAAGACAGTACATTTTAATTTCATGTCACAGTTTGGATTTTCCAAGAATTTGACTATATAGTCAATTCTATCCGTTCTCGTTTTTTTATAGGGGATATTCGTGTATCCGGATGCGAATTCGCACGTTTGAATAGTCGTTTTCAGTGTATATTTATTTATATTACGTTTCAGATAAGATATTAACTTTTCGCTTAAAATGTGCTTAAACCCTTTAATATAATGTATAATTTCATTATTGTTGTATTTTGATTTCTTGGGCATTTCGGGTAAATCGATACCCGACAGAGTATCGTTAATGGATGCAATTCTCAAATTACTATTTAAAATGAGTGAATGTATATCGGTAATACGATTCAATATAGGTTCATTGCGGTAATGGTTAAACGGAATTTTCAATAACCCCTCTAAATATTGGCGCGCCTTTGCACTAGATTCATCCGGACGACCCTTTACTTCTCTTAGACGATTAAATGCCTTCTCTTTTATATTATCTGGTAATTTTAACAAATAAATTTTCTGTTCTAATGTAACCGGTGAAACCTCGTATTTTTTTATAATATCTTGTGTATAACGGATCGAATTCTTGGTCGAGTCTTTTAATATGGTCTTTATTTTCCACGGAAAACTGTCGTAAATTAAATTCTGATTATGGGCATCCATTTGTTCCATGGTATTTATGGTTATCATATCATACAATATATAGGCAACATACCTAACCGTTTCATCTGACGAAGAAAACACATTGACAAAGATATTACGTTGAGTATATAGATTCATTTCCAAGAATTTTTTAATAATTGTGTCTATATCGCCTATGGTGACAAATCGGATATCTTGGGATATACCGACGTTTTTTTTATAAATGTCATTATCACCTAGGATGAGCCAGTCCTTTAGCATTAATGTGTCTAACATGTTATGGCATTCCAATTTTGTATAGGAAGTCGAATGGTCAATTAACCGATGCAATGATTTAATTCGCGCGTCTATATAACTACTACGAATTGCCTCAAGAGGTACGTTTTTACACACGGCCTTTATTATAATCGTTTTTTGTTGTTGTTCATTATGTATTATAATTCGTATACCGTGAATCTTTAGGAAAAAATGGATTGTATTGGGAATATCAATATTTAAACACTCCAAATTATTGTAATTTTCAAATGCAGGCATATCCGTATTTATTTTATCTATGCATAATTCGGTATTCCGCGTTTTTGCCACGGATGTTACTGCCTTGGTTGTTTTGGGTTTTTTCCAAGATATCACTTTATATCCAATTGGGCGTACATATCTCTTGATCATTTCATATTTGTTTTCTATTACAGGATCGTTGAAATGCAATTCGTTGACAAATTCTGTACCAAATGTAATAAATAACAGATCGGTTATATTTCGCGTACCATAATTAGATATTATACCGGATAATGTATCAACCGCTTCTTGTATTTTTTCAATAATCCCATCATAATTATCCTGATCGGTTAATATATCGTTTAGGCATTTTTCCAAGATATTGTAAATGTCCAATAAACTAATCGTGGTAGTCATTATTTCACCCGTTGTAAATAAATGGTTTTTTTTATGACTATCGACTGAGAGCATAGTTTCGTGTATAACATTTTGGATTTGATTTATTTTAGATATAATCGTTTTTTTGCGAGTCGCTGCATCCACTACATGCTGCACAAAAAAATTTTTGGGAGATGTTTTTTTCTTCATAAAAAGTCGCTAAAATGATCTATATTCTACCCTCCTAAATTATACTAAATGTTTTACAATATGCATATAAATATATTACTCGTAATTATAATTATACTGCGCAATGGGTATCCCTAGCTATTTCTCGTATATAATAAAAAAATACCCCAAAATAATACAAAATTTGTATTCATTGAAATCAGAAAATACAAAATTTACTCGGTTATACATGGATTGTAATTCTATTATATATGATGCATTTCGTTTACTTGAAAATGAGGGTCATGACGATACAACATTTTACAATAAACTGATCGATGCAATAATTGTAATTATAGAAAGTTATATTAATTTGATTATGCCTAGTCATATCATTTATATCGCATTTGATGGCGTTGCACCATTTGCTAAGATGGAACAACAGCGAAATCGAAGAAATAAAACCAACTATATTTCTAAAATAGTATTCGACAATACGAAACCAAAACCTCGCAATTTTACCACATCGATGATTACTCCCGGTACGGATTTCATGAAACTTCTGTCTGTTCGCATTTCACGCCATTTTGAATCAAATCTCGACGGGAGAAAATATATCGTTTCTACCAGTGAAGAGGCCGGTGAGGGAGAACATAAATTATTTCGACATATGCGTGAAAATAAATCATCGGATAGCACCGTTGCATTATATGGTCTTGATTCAGATCTTATCATGTTGTCGATATTTCACTGTACCTATTTTAAAAATATTTATATTTTCCGTGAAGCACCTGAATTTATGAAAAGTGCAATACCGATTAAACCAACAACCAAAGACGAACCCTATTTTATGAACATTGGGAAACTGTCTACTGGCATTTTGAACGAAATGAAATGTATTACAAATAACCCGGATCGTATTTACGATTATATTTTCATGTGTTTTTTCTTGGGGAACGACTTTCTTCCACATTTTCCTTGTCTTAATATTCGGACTAATGGCATTGATATTTTAATGAACACCTATAGTCAACATATTGGTAAATGGTCAGACCGAGGATTAGTATTGAATGGGACGATTCAATGGAAATGGGTTTCTAAATTTGTGTATGAACTTGCAAAACAAGAATACGAACTATTAATCCAGCAATACGATATGCGCGAAAAATCGGAAAAGCGCCAATATTCGGAAAGTACACCAGAAGAACGAGAATCCACATTTCAAAATATTCCACTCATATATCGTCCTACCGAAAGATATATATGTCCCAGTGAAAAATTCTGGGAAAATCGATATTATAACGGATTATTTAGACAATCTTCGTCGGAAGAATTTATAAAGGAAATCTGTGCGAATTATTTAACCGGTCTAGAATGGGTATTCAAATATTACACCACCGGTTGTCCGGATTGGAGATGGGCATATCAGGCCTATTATCCCCCATTATTAAAGGATTTAGTCCGGTTCATTCCATCTAACAATCACACCTTTATACACGAAAATAATAATATGCCATTTAAGCCAAATACACAATTAGCCTATGTATTACCTAAAGATGCATTTGGTCTTTTGTCTAGAACAAATCGCGACTATCTTTTAAAAAATGAATTGAAATACTATGTTGATATTCCGGATTTTGAATGGGCATTTTGTCGTTATTTTTGGGAAGCACATGCAGTTTTACCTCATGTACCGATGGATACTCTTGAAACGTGGGATAAACTATTATTGGATACGTGAATATAGATAAAGACGTTTTTGTATATTTGTAATATATATGGCCGAATTGAAGTTAACCGATGATACAATTAAATTAATCTTATCTATAGACGGTTTAGATGAGACTGAGATGAGTCACTTAAATATGATATATTCTCCGGTTTATTTCAATACGATTGAATTGGAGTTGATGTCGGGCGGTACTATGATAGGTGGCTATTATTCTAGGGAAGATAATTTGACATTTCCCTTTAATTATTTCGTGTATATTATACAGGATAATCCATTATTCAAAGGAATTGAATATTTTGTGTCTAAACTTAGAAGAGATGGTCCATCAAATCAGTCATTTAAACCTAGTTTACCTGGCGCACCGACAGAAGAAGTGTCCGCTAAATCTGAACCAGAAAAGTCGAGTTTTTTTGATTTTAGCCGCATTTTTTCTAGAGGTGATTACGAAAAAGAAAAATCGAACCCATTATTAAATGGGATGCAAGACGAATCTGAAAAAAAAGATAACGGGGTGTCATCTACAATGAAAGAAATATTTCAAACAAAATTAAGTAAACATGAGGAATCGGTTTCTCCAAATTCGTCTAAACAGTCGGTTGATGGATCGGTTTCTCCAAATTCGTCTAAACAATCGGTTGATGAATCGGTTTCTCCAAATTCGTCTAAACAGTCGGTTGATGAATCGGTTTCTCCAAATTCGTCTAAACAATCGGTTGATGAATCAGTTTCTCCAAATTCGTCTAAACAATCGGTTGATGAATCGGTTACATCACAAGAAGAAGAAATTCAAATACCTCATAACAGTAAAGTATTTGAATTTTCAATAACAAATAAAGATGAATATAATGGTATGTCTCTGAAACACATTTTGGTGATATTAAAACAAAATGTGCGAACATGTGAAGATAGTGTTGTATCGGGTATAAATTATCCATTATTTGAAAGAATTATCCAAGATTTATCATCGCAAAATGATTATTTGAAAGAACATCTTAAATTATCGTATACGCAAATTGATACATCACAAATATTTAATATAAACGGAAGATATGTATGGGTAGATATAAAAGGGGTGGTTGCGACAACACCCCAAAATATATTAGAAACGTCCAATCAATTAAAAAGAGAAATGCGAAATAATATATACGGAGATGACCAACTAAATGAGATTATAAATACGCCAATCGCGCTTTATTTGCAAGAATAAATATCCACCTGATTATATCATACTAAAATCGATATCGTCATCCACATAGTTCGCAGTATCTACCTTTTCTACGATATCATCTTCGTCCGGAATAAATTGCTGCCCAACCGAACTATCTGCAAAAAGGTCATCTCCTTGTTCACTGGTGGTAGAATCATCAAATTTTAGATTTATATTAGGCAAACTTCGAATGATCTGTACATCAGTTGGGTCGTAAACCTCCATTAAATCGCATATTGTCGCCTCCGATTCCCATTCTCTCAGACCAACGAGGATAATTGATCCTGGCGCAATTGTATTGGATCGTTTATATTTACCCGAAAATTTACCTCGAATTGCACATTTTAGGTTGAGATTATTATCTGTAATAACCTCACACAATTTTCCACCATACATACGAGTGACGCGCGCGTACCTTTCTGCGACAGATGTCGACAAACGTATTTGTTTATTAGTCGATGTAGTATTTTTCCTGGCCATACCCTTTTGTTTATTACCTCCGATCGTATTCTTTACCATTATTATACAATATTGCTTGTATAATAATATACGCATTTCTTTATGTTCGTTTACACCGTTTAACATTTCAAACGCCGATTCTGTTCTAATGTAAAATTACGAGGTTTTAACAAGTATTCCATTTTTATAATAATTATAAGTAGGGGTAAATCCCAATTTGTTATTTTTACTAAAAATTTCAACCCTGTTATTTGGGTAGTTTTTTGATTCATTTATAGCATCTTCCTCTGACAATAATATAGTTATATCTTCCCATTCATTTCCACAAAGTAATACAAAAACAAAATCCATTTATTTATAATATATAAGTATTCTTTTTATATATACTAAAATAGGCGTTTAAAATGTTACACCTTTTTACATTTCAAACGCTCATTTTAAAAAGTTCAGTATATAAAATAGTTAATTTAAACTCGTAGAAAATATAAGACATTAAATAATTTGGAAAAAAATAATATAAAGAAATCCTATATTATTATTGTGTAGAAGGGTGGCGCAGTGGTAGCGTGTTGGGCTCATAATCCAAAGGTCGGAGGTTCGATACCTTCCCCTTCTAACCATAAAAAAAATTATTTATAAATAGATAAGTTTATAAATAATTTTGTGTAATGATATAATATTTTATTTTACACTTTTTCTTATTCAATATGGGCATTTTAAATGTAAAAGGTGTAATAAATTCAATGAAAAATTGATATAAATAATGACAATTAATATAACGTACAAAATGTGGTTTATTCTCTATCTAATAATAGCATATACCGTCACTATGAGTGGAAGTACATTTCATGTGCGGATTATAAATAGTGGGGGAAATATTAGTCAAGATGTGGCGAACCGTACTATGATTACCGAAGACAAGACACGTGAAAATAATTGGCGAGATTATTTTCATTATTGTGCATTTTATTTGCAGTAAAGAGTATCAATTGTACAAATCGGGCGAATTTAATGGCCCCTGTGGAGAAGACTTGAATCATGGAGTCTTAATAGTGGGATATGAAAAAGATTATTTCAAGGTGAAGAATAGTTGGG